GGACCAAAAGGCCCACGGATTGGCTGAGCGCCGTAGTTCCCAATCCGGACGGTTATATTGGCGTTGCGATTCAGGCCGTTCAGGTAAGCGTTGAGAGAATTCTTGTTTTTATTCAAAAATTTTGAGAATGAATTTGGATTGGAAAATACATATTCTTTTCCGTTTCCTGATATTTTATAGACGACGTTTTCCAGGTTGTTCGCCGTCATCCAGTTTGTCTTGTTATTATTCTTGGTGAGTACGTGGTTTATGCTCATTACTTAGGTGGCAGATCTTTTTTGGTACGCCTGAGTTGGGTTCGAGTTGATTCTCTCCTCCAATTCCGGCGTCATTTTGGGTTGAAGGCTTGTGCCGTATCTATCGAGTTCAAAGATGCCCCCTGGAGTTTCAGACCCATCGAGGTTTTGGCATATTCCTCCAGAGTCCCAGGATTCGAAATCGCAGGGCACCATGGACTCGAGCCAGACTTTGACTTCGGAGCCCACGAGCATCTTGCCTTGGTCGGTGACTAGGGTCGGCACTCGTGTAATTTTCTGACTGGGGACGCCCTGCACCGTGACGTTCCAAAAGCGTATGATGGGGGAGAGTGCAGGCTGGCCTTGGATGTACTTGAGAATCTCGTGACTGTACTGACATCTGTCAGAATAGACTAACAGCGCCATCTATTTATACTTGCAGTTTTTTGTTCCTGTATTATTTTTCGCGCACTACAGTAATGGACAAGTCACTGATCGTGATACTGATAGCCCTCCTCTTCATCATGTTTTTCTGGAAGGGGGCTGAGGAAGACGGCTATGACGCCGCGGCCGACCAGAAGCAAAGTGTCCATCCCGACATTATTCAGGTGATTATCGAGAAGATCCAAAAGGCCAAGCCTGACGAGTACCCACTCGAGACCCTCTTCATCAACAAGACGGGGTCCGACTCGTACTCTGCCCGATTCATGTTTATGAATACCCAGGGCTACTTTGGCACCCAGTATGACGTGCAGGCCAAGGTGTTCGAGGATGGCACGGTAAATGTCGTCAATATGACCGAGACTGCTCAGGTGGATCAGTTCGATGCCGGCTTCACTAGCTTCCGTCCTGACAAATACCAGAAGTACGAGGACATCAACGCCAACCTCGACTCGCAGCTCAAGTCCGCCATCGAGAACTACCGCTCCCAGCAGCAGCCCGAGCCAGAGCCCAGCGTCCTGACTCAGAAGTCTATCGGGGCGTTCGAGAAGAACATTCAGAATGACGCTCTCATGCGCGAGTTTATGGTGAAGCAGAAGCAGGCCGAGGGACCTTCGCAGGGCTCGGTTCAGCCAGGTGCATCACCTGCCCGGTCAGGTGAGATAGTCGCGTACGGTGCGCCTGTTTTTAATTCAGTCTAAAATTAGGATGATTTCCGCCAAGGATCTCGCAGAAAAAGAGAAGAAGAGGCAGAATATCAAAAAAGAACTCTACAAGGCAATTCTCGAGCAATTTTCAAGGAAAATTAAGGCGAGCTTTGACCTTGGCTCCAAATCGACTGTGTTGATTGTCCCAAGCTTTATGATAGGTTATCCAAAGTACGACCTACCAACTGCTGTGAAATACATGGGCCGCCAACTCATTCGATTGGGATACCGTGTGAAACTACAGAGCCCCGTGAGTTATGAGGTGAGCTGGGAAAAGGTCAAACCGGATGAGCAAGAGGTTGCCGAATCCGAATTTGAGTTTCCGAGCTTGATGAATCTAAAGAAAGCGGCCGAAAAATATAAGAAGTGATGGACTGCAACGAGGAGATCATCTCCCTTATCAAGCAGCGCATGGAGAAGGGCCGGAAAGAGTACGGCCACGGCATCGTCCAGAACTCGGGCTACGATTGGCTCAAGGAAGCTCTGGAGGAGGCTCTCGATTTGTCAGTTTATTTATCTGCCAAATTAATAGAGATTAATAATGAACAGAAGGCCCGGGCAACTAATTCATGAGGTAAATTTATTCAACTTGACTCATCCAGGTTTCGCGCCTCTGAGCATAACCTGTGAAAAGAATGGTCCCATGTTTTACGTGTATCTTTTGAACAATGGTAGGGTGGTATCTGAACTCACATGCGAACTTGATAGAGAAAATATAAGTATAGAACTTCTGAGGACACGGGATCCAACAAATAGAGGAAAAAAGTACGCCGAAAAGCTCCTGGCTATTACCCTTTGGTGTGCCAAACGCGCCGGATACATGCGTTCAGAGGCTGAAGCCATGTTCTTGTATAACACGCCGCCGACGAAGAGTGGCCGGCCACCTAGCGCCCATCTCTTTAACAAATTCGAGTTCAACAGGGCCAATACAGAAAGGAATGCAACTGAAAATAGATCACTTAATTTGAATAAAAATTTACTTGGCGTGAATGCGGTGATTCGTTCTATAAACAATTCTGCACCTAAATTAAATGGACATTCTTGAGCACTCAGAGCGTCGTTTTACGAAGAAGCTTTGCGAGTCTATGATCCCCTCTATGATCGAGGCGTTCTGGGAGATTTGGCTGGAGGCCAAGAAGGAGTCGAAGGGCAAGAACACTTCCCTCGTGTTCCAGGAGCTGCTTCGCGCTATAAAGACCTGGAACGGCTCGATCAGTCTGAAGCACGCGGACGCCATCAAGAACGCCAACCCTCTTTTCCAGAACTTCCTGGCGGCGGTGTTTATCTGCCACGTCAAGATCCTTATGAATGGCATCCGCATGGACAAGAAGCCTAAGAAGATTGGGTTGAAGCTACCGGCCCATGACGTGTTTGTCCAGCGGTGTTACGAGGCGTGCGGTGAGGACATCTACTACAGACCATCGGTCATCACCGATCCTTCAGTGACGGATGAAGCTCGCAAGAAGGAACTCCACGACAGATTTTCATGCAAAATTCAGGGCGTTATAGACGACCTGATTCCATGGGATATTATCGTGGGGGACCTGAAGCAGGAGGCTAACTTTGATGAAAACGAGGAGGCTGAGCTGGAAGGAGAGCCGGAGGCCGAGATGGAGGCCGAGCCAAGCGCGGAAGAGACGATGGAGGGGGCGCCTCAGGAGGATCCAGCTTCGAATGACCTGAACGACATCGCCAACACAGCCTCTAACAGCACGAATCCAGTGGCTGAGAGCCCAGGCGGGTCGCAGACGTTTGCAGTGACGCCTTCACTCAAGCCCCCCACGATCACAAAGCTGGATGAGAAGGGTGAGAGCCTGTTTGACGACGCGCGTGAGCAGTAAGCCATCTAAAATAGGAGACTACAGTAATGGACAAGTACTTCCGGGAACCCTGGAGCGCTGCAGCCATCGCAGCAGCAGCCACTGCAGGCTACATCTATTTCAAAGGGAAAATGAATGGTCAGGGGAAACTCAAGAATTCTGACTACATCAAGCCAGCTTTCCTAGTGGCTCTACTCGTGTTCTTTATTGTGTCACAGGGGAATGGTCAGGGTGAGGCTGTTTCAAGGGAGCCTTATTGATTTTCCAAAAACATTGAGATATTTAGATATATCACGGTCTATTCTAGTAAGAATTCTCTGAAGATCTTGAATACTAACAGCAGTCAAAGAGTGAGCGTGTTGAGCTGCATACCGTGTAATACTAATAGCAGGCGAATTGCTTATTCTTCTCTCCTGATTCTGGTAGTTGCGTTGCATTTGTATAATTTGTCTAGATACTTGCCGCCGCTCGCGTTGCAGAGTCTTCAAATCATCCCAAAATTTCTTATTTTGGCCCAATAGACTATACTTGGGTTTATTTCCCATAAAGATTACAAACATAAAAATTATAATGACCTCGGTAAAAGCCTTTGCCGACATCTACCGTCAATTTCTTGACGATCTTCTCGAGGTGTATCCAGACAACGAGAAGGCCAAGGCGGCTCGCGCCGCACCAATTACACGCGTAACTATGGACCGCTTCATGAAATACGCGGGTTCCCGGTCAGGCCACATTTCGACAAAGAGCAAGGCGTTTTTTGACCCCAAGAACAAGTTTATGGTTGAGAATGGCGTCTTCGATGTGGTCAAGTCGAACCCTAGCGAAACCACTCTGAACGCCATCTGGAACTACGTGAGCAACATGTACATGCTTGGTATGACTATGAGCATGCTCCCACCCGAGATGCTGGCGATGGTGGAGAACACAGCCGACAAGTTTGCCAAGGAGGCTGTTGCTGACGGTGAGATGAATGAAGAGAAGCTGATGGCCAGCATGCAGAAGATGATGGCGAGTATGATGTCCGGTGGTAAGATGCCAGGCCTACAGTAATTTCTCAGCAATAATTAATATGGATCCAAAGGAGATTTTTCGTTCAGACAAGCTCCTCGAGTTCTGGCCAACGGGGAAGCAGACTGCCAAGGACCGCGTCGCCGCCACAGCCCGTTTCATTATTTACGCAAGCGTGATTATTTGGCTGTTTAACCGTGACGGCCGTGTTTTCGCCCTCGGTGGTTTGATTCTTGCTATTCTGTACTACCTCTGGACCACTAACATGATCACGGACGGCAGCCGTCGCCCAACATACGCCGATGGCCGCCTTGATAGCATTTTCCGTGCTCCGGTGACCATGCCCAGTCACGACAACCCCATGGGTAACGTGCTGATGACGGATTACGTTGATCAGCCCGATCGCCCAGCGGCTGCATGGTACCCAAGCGTCAAGACTGAGATTGCCAATGAGTGGAGCAGCATCCACCCATTCGAGCGCAAGCGTGACGCGGAGCGCAACTTCTACACCATGCCCAGCACGACCATTCCAAATGATCAGACGGCTTTCGCTGAGGCTTCCTACGGCAAGAAGTTCGCCCCCATGTGCAAGGATGGCGCCGATTTCGCTTGCGATCCAGATGAGTGGCGTTTCAACTTCCCCGAGAGGACTCAGATGAGAGCAGGCAACGGTCGTTAAAAAAATATAGCCCTAGTTTAAAGAATGCCTCAGACGTATTATACTACTGCTGATATTCAGCTCCAGACCGGGGCTGTTCAGGGGCCAGCTACGATTACGATGACCGACCTGGCCGACACCTGGTCCGCTCTGATTCCAATTGACACACTGGCAGACAAGAAGGTGTGGGCCGCGCAGCCATACGACTTCCCCAACACCTATGTGAATCTGGGCCCTCTGCCCGTCGTTGCTCAGGATCCCATGAGCACTTACGCGGCCGACCAGAACAATCGCTTCGTGCAGCGATACATAGCCAAGTAAATTTATATCCCTTGTAATAATAATGGACCCATTTGCTCTAGCAGCAGTAGTCGGTTTGGTGTTTGCCGGAAAGAAACTGAGCGAGGACTCACCGGCAACCACTGAATCTCGCAAACCCCACCCCCCAATCACCAGACTGGAGACTGACTTGGCTGGAAACTCCCGTCAGCACCTGCAGGACTTTTATGACGTGAAAATCATGACCCCGGAGCTCGGGCGCCGCGTGGGCGACTTCCGCCTCTCACCCAAGAACGAGGTGCCTTCTCTCCAGGCATTCGACAAGGAGGCGACCCGCTCCCCATTTGGTCAGCCCGTCTATGACCTTTATGGCCGTCAGAACGTGACGAATAAGATGAATAATCTGCCACCAGTCGAGCGCATCCGTGTGGGCCCTGGACTCGGTGTCAGCCCCGATGTGCCCGCAACTGGCGGTTTCCAGCAGTTCTTCCGTGTTCTGCCCAATAATATCAACGAGGAGCGCCTCACGACCATCGAGGGTCGTGTAGGCCCAGCCAATCCCGTCGTCAAGAACGGCGGCGCCGGTGGTATCGGCTCAGTGACTCACCAAGCCAAGGCGACCAAGGCGTGGCACAGACCCCCCGCCCAGAATAGCGCCCAGGGTCAGGGTGGCGCAATTAGAGGCTTCGAGGGTCGCCCAGATCAGATAAAGACCCGCCGGACGACCATCCGCCAAGAGACTGGCGCGCGCGGCGACACACTCGAGTTTGGCATCGCTCACTACAACGTCAAGCAGGCCTATGACGGCTCGCTCACGGACAAATCCGCCCCTCACTTTTCCGGCAATCGCTCCAACCCAGATCGCCCTGGTAATGCGGGTCGCATGAATGTTCGCGTGGATCCAACTGGCATGGTTGGCGCCATGACGAATCTCAAATC